TGGAACGTGCAAACACGAAACGATGTCGCAACCAGAGAGTGTGGCTTCCGAGGCATAAGCGACATGGAGAGAAAGAATGGGAATTGAAAACGCAGACTACATCGACGGTCTGAATGCATCGTGGCCCACCAAAGAGGACGCGATCTCTGACGGTGATAACCATATTCGGATGATCAAGAAGGTGCTTCAGCAGACCTTCCCGGACGCAGACCAGCCGCAGGCCAATATCGTCGATCCAGAGCTTACAGAGGGCAGCGTCGTCCATAACGTGGGCGGCAAGTGGACAGAGACCACAAAGATGACCGTAGACGGCTCTGGGAACGTCGTGGCGGAAGGTGACATCACCGCGAAGGGGAACGTGCTGAGCCTCTCAGACGACCGCCTGAAGGACGTACAGCGCCCTGTGACGGACGCCTTGGATAAGGTGAAGATGCTCGACTGCTTCCACTATCTGCCCAACGCTAAGGGTGTCAACCACGGCATGAAGAACGAGCCGCAGGTCGGCGTATCCGCGCAGCAGATCAATGCGGTAATGCCCGAGTGCGTGTCCACCGAGGGCGACTACTTGCGCGTCGATTACCCCAAGCTGACGGTCCTATTGCTGGCCGCTGTGAAGGAACTTGCGAATGCTCGCTAATGTCCGAGACATAGGCAGCGTCGGTGTTGTATCTGACGTAGCCGCATGGGACTTGCCGCCCAACGCTCTCACCGATGGGCGCAACTTTCGCGTGGCTGCTGGAAAGGTGTCTGCCTCTGGTGGGTCAAGGCTGCTGAGTACCGAGGGATCTGCCGGTGGCGAGATAGGCCACATTGAGCAGTCCACCGACTTCGAGGGGACCAGCGCGTGGCTTGTGTGCCACGACAAAGGCATCGACAGTTACGAGAAGAACGCATTCACCAGCCTGTACGACTCCGGTTCGGTTGCCCCCAGCGGCTGGACGAGCTGTCAGGTGGGTCAGGTGACCTTCTTCAACAACCCAGCAATCGGCCCTATCTATTTTACCGACTGGGCCGGAACAGACCCCGTGACCGAGCTTAACTGGTCGCCCGCAGAGACATGGACCGAGGCGGGAATGTCCTGCCGAATCCTCCAGTCGCACAAGAACTTCCTGTTCGCTATGGGCTGCACCGAGCCAGACCCCGACACCGGAGTCCTGACGTACTACGAGGACCGTGTTCGCTGGAGCCACCCCTGTGAGCCTAACGGCATACCCTACACCTGGCAGGGGCCGGACGAAGATCCGTCGAGCCTCGCCGGTTACGTGACGCTTGGCCGTGGTGGCGCGATTGTCGGTGCAGAGAGCCTGCGCGACAGCTTCGTGATCTACAGCCGAAGCGCCTTGTCAGTTTTGGACTATACAGGTGATGCACTCGTTTGGCGCAGGAGAACCCTTAGCCAGAACGCTGGGCTGATTGGGCGTAACGCGCTGGTAGAGGTGAAGGGGAAGCATTATTACATCTCCACGGAGGACATCATTGTCTTCGACGGCAACCAAGCGCAGTCGCTGTTGCACAACCGTCTTCGCAAGAGATTCGCTAGCACCCTGAACGAGGACGCTCGAAGCACTGCTTTCGCCACGCACCACAAGACCATGCAGGAGATATGGTTCTGTGTTGCAGAGTCCGGTTACGACAAGCCCAACATGGCATACGTGTACAACTACCTCGACAACACTTGGTCGCTGCGTGACCTGTCTACCGAACGTGTGTTCGCACACGCCCTGTACGGCAACCAGCCGACCGATGTTCTCTCTTGGGAGGAGTGGGAAGGAGCCTGGGAGGGCGAGCGCACCACATGGGCTTCAGCCAACCGACAGCCCTTTGACGGCGCTCTGATCGGAGCTTCTGGCAGTGACGTTTACAACATCGACACCCAGAATCCACAAGAGGATGGCCTGACCACTTTCATAGAGCGAGAGTCGATGCCCATCGTGGGCCATGAGGACGTAACCACAGTGACCCGCATTTACCCACAGGTCGAGGGCAACAGTCCCGTTACCATCTCTGTCGGATCACACCAGTACGCTGGAGGCGGCTCAACATGGAAAAGAGCCGTGGAGTTTGATCCACGCAATGACCGCAAGGTGGACATCAGGACAACGGGAGAGCTGCACTCCTATCGGATGGAGGGGCCAGCCAACGGCAACTTCAATATCACCGGCTTCGATGTCGAGTTCCAACCGGCGGGCGGAAGATGACATATAGAGCCGAGCCAGTACCAGGTGATGTAGATGAACAGCTCGCGGAGTTCCTTGACCGCCAGTTTTATGGGATTGATTCACACCTGTCTCGCTTCATAGCGCCAGTAATAGGCCAGATGCCTTTGCGTCGTGAGATGGGTGCAATAGTTTATGTCCGTGAACAGGGATTTTACGGATGCGTCGAAGAGAATGGAGATCTCGTATGGAAGAAGCTAACCCTGACGTAGTACAGCCGCGAGTAGCGAATATTCGCGAGGAATGGGACTGGGTGAAGCCAGGCCTAGAAGAGATACAGCAACTTGACCCAAACGTGTCGTGGCGACCCGAGGACATTTACGCAAGCGTCCTGTCAGGAGAGAGCCTCCTATGGGTCCACCCTGACTTCTTCAATATTTCGATAGTGGAGACAGACGAGTTTACGGGTCACAAGACCTTCATGCTCTGGATCTCTTGGGCGAAGAGGCGTGGCGGTGCTAACGCTGTCACCTACGCAAAATTTTACGAAGATGTGGCAAGGCATCTCGATTGCCAGCGCATATCTACCAAGTCGGTTCAGATGCCTGCGGTTGAGTATGCAACTGACAAGGTCGGCTGGGAAATCACAGAGATTACTTTTGGTAAGGATTTGAGGAAATAACATGGCAAACAAGAGTAAGAGCAACAGTAAGCAAGACTCAAGTAGCTCTGGAATAGGCGTCAATTCTGGCATGGGTGTCAACTATGGGGTGAACACCTCTGGTAATAACTCCTCGTCCAGCGGCAGCTCTATGAACAGTAGTAACCAGAGCGTATGGGGAGGTCAGCAAGACGCCCTAGAGAACGTCTATGACTCCGCTGGCAACCAGTACGAGCAGGCGATTGGCTCTATCAACGATATGCAGCCGCAGGTTGCCAATCAGGTATCTGGTTCGTTTGACCAGGCCCAAGGTGGCTACGGCAACCAGCTTGGCGGTGGATTCGCTCAGGGCTTGCAGGGACAGGTTGGTCCCACCGCTCTCGTAGACCCCGTTGCAAACGACCTTATAAATGACGCCTCACGGATCAAGCAACAGAACCTTGGTGGCCTTGATGCAAGGGCGGCGGCTTCAGGTATGTCTGGCTCGTCCGGCTACCGGAATCAGGTCAACAACATGGCAAAAGACGTAGACGAGTCAACCATGCAACAGCTCAATTCTTTGCGGCTCAATGGACAGAATCAGGGCGTCCAGAACCAGATGAACCTCGCCGGGATGATGGATCGAAACCAGCAGGCTGGGGTGGGCAACATGCAGAACATGCAACAGGGCGCGATGAACCAGTTCAACCCAATGATGGCTGGCCTGAACGCCACTGGTCAGTATGGTCAGATCATCGGCGGGCCTACGGTACTCGGGTCGTCTATGGGTAGCAGCTCAAACAGCTCAAACAGCCAGGGCTTTAGCAACGGCATGAACGTGGGCCTGAATACATCAACAACAGCACAGGTCACGGTACGAGCAGCGGCTCAAGCTGGGGCGTTGAGTATCCAGGGTAAGGAGCATAATTATGTCAAGAAAAAGCAAGAGCAAGGGCGGTAGCACTGGTTACAAGGCCGTACCACAAGCAACGCAGGAACAGGCCGACAAAGCGTTAGGCGGCATTATGGACAAGCAGTCTTCGTTTCTGACCTCGCTACTAGGTCCGTTAGTGGAGAGGGGGGAGGCCATGATGGCTGAAAACCCCGGATTCAAGAACTTTACGGACAAGGTCGGGCAAACCAAGGACAAGGTGGACAATGCTCTGCTTGGCCCCGGTAGCTTGCTTTCTCAGTTAGATGATGCGCTGGGCATTGAGCGAAATCCACAGCCAGATGTTGCTGCACCCAACCCAGCAACGCCCTTTGATAGGCGAGAGGCAATGTCGCTAGGACAACCATTGGACTCCTCTGGCGTGTTTGCTAACGGGCAAAACCAAGACTACATAAATAGTCTCAGGAAAGACGGGCAAGCGCCCTTCGATATCAACAACTACATGCGTAATCAATTCAAGCTGTAAGGGGCAATAGATGGCTATTGACGATTTCAGAACTCAAGCCGACGCGATGCGCGGTCTGCTCGGTAACCTGGGTGTTACCGACGAAGACTACATCAACGCCGATAAGGCAAAGGTGAAGGCGGCAAGAGACTCCGTAGAGGCAGACCTAGCCGCCGATCCGCTAGTGGCTCCACAGCACTACACGACCCAGATCAAAGATGAGAAGGGTACGTTTGGGCTGCTGAAGGATGCGTTCTTCGGTGAGATGAAAGGTCCGCTGGCCGCTATGTTTGCCCCTGACTACGTAGAGGCGAAGCAGAATTACGCGGTAGACCTAGAGGCTTATGGCGCGGCAGAGAAGGAGCGCCTGAAACTGGGTGTCATGGACCCCCAGGTAGAAGCCCATGCGCGCATATGGGACGAAATCGATCCTGTAAAAGCCTCTTATATTCGTGCCGCTAACGCTGTTGATGCGTGGAACGGCAATGACTACACGTTGGGCCAAGGACAAACGCGATTTAGTGGCTTTGACGATAGCGTCGTGGCCTCCAACCAAGCAGACCCCAAATACACGCAGGCACAAAAGAACCTTCAGCAGTGGAAGATAAATAATCCCGAACCTGAAGCGGGTACGGACGATCACAAACAGTGGACTGCGGCAGCTAACCAGTTCTTTAACTCTGCCGTTCGCGCTGGGCAAAACCTCAAAGGCACGATGTACGACCAGTTTGGTCGTCCGGTAGGCGGCAGTGTCCAACCCTATCTCGATAATACCAAGAGTCAATCGGAGGCTGACGCTGCTGGTTCGCAATCAGTAACAAGCGCTGACAGGATGTTCAGTGAGGGTTACACGACGGTGCGTGATGCTGCTGGTCAGGTCCGTGACTACGATGACCGTATTGCCGTTGCCGAGGATACTTTGCATAAATTTGAGACAAAAGAATACGACACCAACATGGTTCGCGGCATGATCTTGAATATCACTGGTCTGGGCAGCATGAAAGATGCCGAGGTGCGGGCCTTGGGTACAGATGAGGCCATCAACAAGGTCACTAACTTTAATGGTCACACCACAGACTTTGAGTACGGCGAGGCATTTAAAGCTGCGTTTGCAGACATTCTTAGC